ATATTGCGTTATTATGTGGTGAAGCCGGTACGGTAAACGACTGAGTAAAGTCAGTAAATACTTTAGCTATGTCCTGTACGTTTTGAACGCTGGAAGTAAGACTAATAACCTCATCGGCAAATAACTCTATTCGTTCGCCCTCTATGTAAATCTGAACTTTCCGCATTATACTACCGTGTTGTTTATGTCAGTTGAATACTCAAAATCAATAGCGTAGTTAATCATTTTCGTGTTTATCTGCTTCTGAAGTTCAACGCTATTTGTAACCACTCTCACAGGTCTGTTATTTAGTAGCACTCGCTCACTCATTACAAGCTGTCTAATCACTTCTGCGTAATCGTCATTTCTCCAGTCTGAATTACACGTTACACTTTCTAACATAACCGTGTTAAATACTTTTCTTTGCCCTTCTAAGGTGTCAAAGTTGTAAAGGTTAGATTGAAGTAGATTATAAGTTGTGTTCGTTGTGTTAACCGTGTTTTTGGATAGCTTAAAAAAGAACTCCCTTTGCCATGCTCCGTACCTATTAATAAAGTCAATTACCATAGGTGTGTACTTACATTCAATAACTGGTTTAAATGTAGCTTCCCAAAGTACATTATTCGAAGCATCCGTGATTTGAGTTAAACACCCATTGTCGTAATAGTTCGGGTGAACTCTATAAGAACTGATAACACCGCTTGAAGGAATGGTAACCGTATTCGTGGTTCCTGTCACTAACTCCGTGTATTTTACTTTATATCCACTCGTTGCATTCCAAGTTATTGAACCAGCACGTTTTAAAGTATCTGTTGAAAGCGTAGCTGTTGCATCGTACTCAAAATGGTAAGTTCCTTCGTCTAAAAGAATATCGCCTAAATCGTAGTTGTAACCCGAAGTGTAATTCGTGTACCCGTCAAACACCTTATAGGTAGTCGTAGTTCCTACCTGAGTAAAACTTGTTGTTAGTTTCTTATATCTCTTTACAGATACGTTGCACCATTCATTCGTGTTTAAGGTATCGTTGCCTACGTTGTAATTATTCTCAAATTCAGCATGAGTAATAAACTCCCTCAAATAAGGTGAAATATTGTAAAGCGTTTCTCTATTCGAAGTCGAAGGTATTAACTTACTTATCGTGTACGTAGGTGATGCTGGTGCTGATCCAGAACCATTCCAAATAAACAATTCTATCTTCGTTTCAATCTGACTTGTTTCGTTAATCTGAATTATAAAAGGTGATCTGCAAAATATATTCGCCATGCTTTATTTTTTTGGTTGTGTTATCGTATCCATGAATAGTTTACTCGCTTCAATACCGAATTTCTCTATTAACTCGTCAGGTAAGTTTTTGTATGCTGCTTCAAAAGGCTTAGTGAAAAATAAACTTGGTTTGATTCCATTAATAAAGATGCTTCTCGCTATTACAAAATTTAATCCTTTCCGGGTTGCAAACTGTCCTTTTTCCTTTCGTGGTGCAAGTCCTTTTCTAACTACCCATTTATCTAACTTGCTTGGTGGTGGCATTCCTTTCAATCCATGTTTACCACCTTTGGATTTGTAGCTGAATGGTGTATCGTATTTCTTCTTTACACCGCTTACCCCTTTATCTTGGTAAAATCCGTAATCTTCCATCTCAAATTCCATGCTTATGGAATTCGGCATAGCTTTTACGCTTCCTTTAATCGAGTTGTAAAGTTTCTTAGACGAGTTTTTACCCATGCGAGTAAGGTTAGACTTCGCTTGTTTTATTACGTGGTCTCTAAAGCGGTCTAATGCCTTTTGTATCTCATCTTGTGCCATTAGCAAATACTCATTTCATTAGGAACTACTAAATCAAAGGTCATTGTCCAACCAGCTAACAAATTCTCAAAACGTTCAGTAAATGGTTCGCAGCTTGGTGAAGATTCTATTGAATATCCTAAATCGGACAAATCACCATTCAACATCGAAGAAGCCAACCTTTGCAATACGGCAAACGTGGTATTTAGTATGTCTTGTTCGTTATCGTTTCCTCTAAATACGTTGGTGGTTTCGTCTTTTGATACGTCTACGATGTCCATTGCGATAACGCTCATATTGTATCTCACTACGTGTTCTTCAATGGTGGCACTATTTACCATTATATGACAAAGAGGAAAAATAGTTTGTTTGTTTAAGTCTATGTCAAATATACTTCCTTCTGTTATCGTGTTTACGAACGGCATCGTGTCTAACTCTGCTCGTATGCTTTCTAATATTGAATAGTAACCTACCATTGTTTATTTTGCTTTTTAATTTGGTTAATCTCTATCTGTGTTTTTTGCTTCTCAAAGGTTAGTAAGGTAAGGCACTTTCGGACTGGAATGGATGTGATCTCGTCAAATCTTCTAATGTCTCCCTGAGCAAGAGCATAGATTGATTGATACCATCCCCATTGTTTTCCAAATTGCCGTGTTTCGCTCCACTCGTTTCCATCATCTTCCTCGTCTCCTTCTCCAAATAATCCGCTAAAGCTGTCAGTAAGTCGCTTCCTAAAGTCCAAAAAAAAACTGAAGCACCCAAAGCAATACTTACCGGTGCCAACTTCATAGCTTCTGCGAACTCATCTGAACCTAAATAAGGACATATTTCGTATTTATCACCTTTTGTTTTTGTGATCGGTCTGTAAAGAACAGCCATTGCTCTGTGCATAGTATCCCAGTTAGTCATGTACTTTTCAGCATCTATGTATTCTCCCCAACTCATTTGCTCCAAATTAGGAATGAAACCGAACTCCATACTGCCTAACTTAAATCTGTGCTTAAATTGTGCCTTTTGGCTGAATAGTTTATTGAAGTGTTCAACCATATCTGTTAAATCAGTTGCTTTTATTCTCAGTACGTCTTTTAATTCAATACCGCAGAATAACTGCACCATCTTTTCAGATAAGAATTCGTTGTCTTCCGTGTTTGCATTACGCATGAACTCCTGATAGTTCTTTAGCGGAATCTCATCTAAGCTGGTTGGTACGACTAATTCTAACTTCATATCTTTTTAACTTTTAATCTTTTGGTTTGTTGTTTGCCATTACATAGTTATAGGCTTCGTTTAGCATAATCGTATGTTTACGTATGCTGAACATATCGTCAAATACTATTCGAACATTCACACCTTTCTTTTCACGAATGTAGGCTTGTACTATTGCGGTCATTTCTTCAACGGATGGCGTATTGTCCATAGTTTGAATTTAGTCCTAATGTTTCCATTTCGTGGTATCTAAGTGCATCTATTCCGTGATTGTAGTAATCAATAGGTTTGTTTAGTGTCGTTCCTTGCTTGTCTTTATCCCAAGTGTAACTCCGTAGTTCTTTTATTAGATTCGTGCTTGTGGAAGTTACTAAATAATCCTGGCGTTGCATTACATCTATTCCGTACTTTATCGAATCGTTGCCCTTTGTAACTCCCTTTATTTGGATTCCGTGTCTGCGGATTTCTTCAATGCTCTTTGGTTCGGCACTATCTGCATAAACAGGAATGTTTTTCGGAAGCATTTTTGCTATGTCTGAGTTAAGCATTCCAGTACGATAACAAAATTCGTTAACTATGCGCTGTCCGTTGTACGTGTAAACTTCGATTATTGAAGTAGGATCGTTTGTATAACCGAAGTCTAAACCAACTCCTATTAACCTTGCTTCTTTTGGTAAGGTGTCTATCGTTTTCCAATTACTGAACACTACTCCTTCTAAACTTCCTATTTGACCTTCGCCATATACTAACCACCAGTTACGCCAGTAAGATGAAGTTTCAGCTTTCGCTTTGTTCTTTTCTATCTGTTCTACGATTGATTTATCTAACGCTTCGTTGTCCTTGTAAGTGAGAATAAGAAAGTCGCTGTCAGGTTCGTCTTTTAATTCCGTGTGTACCCAAAACTCATTAGCTGGGTTAAAGTCTAAGTAAACGGCTTTCTTTGTACGTATGGCTAATTCATTGTAAGATTCAAAGGTGATATTATTACACTCGTTTATGTAAAGCACGTCACGTCTTGCACCTCGTAGCTTTGAACTATCATCTGCGC